ATAAAACTCGCAGAGCGCGTCAAAGCAATTGAAGATTATGTACAGGAGTTATCTCCTGCAAATAAAATTTTTTATAAACCGAAAGGTAGCGAAGAGTATCTAAACCTCTCAGATAACTTTAATCAGATATACAAACGACTCGGAGAACTAGAGGATGGGGTGTAAAACTCAAGGAGGATATCAGTTTGGTGAGTGTTCAGGTTTTGGACCCAATTTAGAGCATTGTTATTACTATACGGCACCTGCAGGTCAAGGTGTCTCTTTAGTTTATGAGGAGTATCCACAGAATGCGGTTCGCACAGGAAACTACAATATTCCTGGACGTGAATCGAATGCTGTCATGTATCCTAGTATTGCAACAGAAACAAACGACACAACTTCATACTCAGGTATTGGTGACGGAGCAGGAGCGGCAAATTGCGGCAAAGTAACGAAACCTGACAATTGTTCGCTAGCAAATTCCAGATTTGATACTGGAACGCCTATCATTGTTCTCGACTACTACCCAGAAACACTGTCGTTCGACTTTAACTACTCTGACACTTGGTTCGCATACATGTATGATACCTCCAATAATGCTGGTATCATTGGAACACCTTGTTATTATCTTGAAACAGAGCGTGGAACTAGGGTATCTAGTGCTGTTGGAAGTTCAGCATCTTATGAAGACAGAACTATCTGCTATCCTTGCTCTGGATTTACTGCTACCCCCGCGAAGACCACATTACGATATGAAAGCGGTCAAAATTTGACGGGCGACGTAGATTGTCCCCATCCCACACTCTTTGGTATTGGAACTGATTCAAAGAAACTTTGTTTCACCTATAACTCTTTATCCACACAACTTCCAAATGGTGTAATTGATTTTGAACTAAGTTATGATGGTGTAACTTATACTGATACATGGGATCAAGGAGCAAGTACAGGAACACCATATATTACCTCTCAGAACCCTTGGCAAGCAGGTGATAACACCTTTACTGACTTCGAGGTGTTTGATCTTAGTGATGGCAATACAAAGAATGATTTTATCGTTAAGTTTAGGATTGAACCTGTAATCGACGATAGCGGCGCGTCCACAGTATTCACAGGTACTAGGTGGACTGTAACAGAATTATTGAATGCAGGAACTGGATATGCGGTTGGTGACGTATTTCCTTTGCAATATGTCCATAGACACCCTGATAACTCCCAAACAACTCTTACATTAAACCTAAAAATTACCAACGTTGGTCCTGTTTCAGCACAGACTAGTGGTGATGCTAACTTTGATGTATTACGAGTAGGTGATACTCTTAATGGTCATAAGATTACTCGCGCCTTCCACATGTTCGATCCCTATGAAGGACTGAACTCTAGTAGCAATTTCTCTTATCATGTCGTCTATGTTGATGGTGCTGGCAATAATTTTGTAAAAGAAACTCAGTACACATCAGATCGTAACCACGTTATTACTGCAAAAGCGGGTTATGGTATACCTGATAGAGGTATGTTGGTTGGTTTATATGAGTTTTTGGACAAATCTCTTCAATATATGACAGCAGATGTCAATAGGAATGCTCCAGATACGTTCAATCAGATCAAACAACCTGTTGGATTTGTTGAAATCAATGAAAATGGTCAGGTAACTGGTGTAAATCTTGATAGTGGTGTCTTTAGTTTTGATCAAACAACACTCACAAGTGCTAGTGGATACAGTGCAGATGAAGATATTCCCTGTTCTGGTGGATCTGGGAGTGGATTAAAGGTTGATATCGACGTTGGAACGGTTCTTGACGACAATGGAAACGAACTTGACAACGCAATTATTGGTGTAAGAGTCGCTTCAGCGGGTTCTGGTTACCAAAAAGGTGATGTAGTTACCATTTCTGGCGGTAATGCAACAATTACGGTTGCTGAAACCACTAATGGTGGTGAAAATTGGCAATTTTTGCCTAATGATCCCATTTTGAAGATTGGAAGTCCTAATGATGCTAATACTGGTTTTGCTAGGAAGTCTACAAATGACGGTGCTACCGACTTTGTATTTGAAGAAAACAAAGATGGCAGCTTCAAATTTGAAATTGTGACTGCTGCTGATGGTGATCCTACCGTAGAAGCGGTACTTGACACTGGTGGAGACAATAGAGGCGCGGAAGTTAAGGGAATTTTTGTTGGAGGTGTCCTAACTAACGTAAAAATTAAGGATGGTGGCAAAGGATACACTAAAGATTCGCGTCCAAACGTCTTTGTAAGCAATACTAATGAGGAAAATACCCTAATTCAAAAAAATGAAGGGTTTAGAGGCGACCTAGTTGACGAATTTAGCGGAATTTTGGGTGATTTGCCCGATGGAGGTGATCCAAAAGACAAAGGAGTGCCCAGAGTACAAGAAAGTGACTATTCAGCACTATCAAGCAGTTATAATTCAACACCTAGTGAGTTTGAATATACTGAAACTAAACCTAAATTCGATATTAAAATGGATCCTGATAGGAAAAGGATTGATCAGTTCCCGCAAAATCGTTTTAGTAAGGATGCTGTCGATCCTTTAAGGGAGATAATGAAACCCCAGTATGATTTAAAATACTTGAAAGACGTTGATGTCACTCAAGAATACAAAGATGTTATTAGAGAAGATAAAAAAAGAATTAAAGATCAAGTTGATCGGGATTGTGATGCGATTACACAACCAAAAATTCCTGAGTTTAAATCATCACCAGATAGTAAGGTTGAATCAGTTCAAGGTAGTTTCACGGGACTTCCAACTGCATCAACCTACACTAAATACATTATGCGGCAGTATAGACCCGATCCTGCAAGGGAGAGGACTATTACTGTAACTCTTTCAATGACTCCTGTTCAAACTGGTTGTTCTCACTTTACCTGTAATGCTCCTGCAGGCAACCAGAATTCAAGTTCACAAACTAATGATGTTGATGAAAATGGTCAACCTACTGGGACAACAACTACAACGAGTCTTCAATATACAATGTTTCCAACAGTTGCACCTCCTACAGGACCAGGTGTTCAACAATGGACTGCAACTGGAACTATGAGAATATTTCATGATTTAACTCAGGGAGCACAAACAGTATCACTCGCTACTGACGCAAAAGGTAATCCATTCGCAGATTAAAATGGCAGGTTTAGCAGCAGCAATCTATCAAGGACCCTGTAGTGGTCACGGTGTTGGATCAGGGGCGTCTCACCATCCTGGTTTGGGTGGTGGACTACTCCCTAACTGCCCACACCCCTCTCTGAGTCCTACAATCAAACCTGTTGCCATGCCAGCGGTCAATGCGGTTGCTATCTGGCCACCGCTGATGCAAGCACCTTTTACTCCCTTAACAGCGACTAGGAATGTTTTCATCAATAAAGCATATCCGATCATTGATCAGGATCTTTTAACTACTCACCCAACACCTACACAATTTACAACCAGTTCTATTGGTTATAAATGTTTCACTACCTTGAATACACCTGCTTGGTGGTGTACAATGGGCACTACAGCGGGTCGAGAAGCGCCAGTAGGACACGCCCGTAAACTATTTGCAACCAGCAAGACTGTCTTTATCAATGGCAGACGTGCTGGACGCTTCTCCGACCCGTTTGGCGATGGTTCCACCGCCTTCCCCTGTTTATCAGTGGTAACGGGTTCTAGTATTAACGTTTTTATAGGAATTTAAGCATTTAATTATGGCAAAAGTTAAAAAGTCACTCAGTGGCAGCAACATGATCGAGTCCGTTCCCAAAAAAACTCGTCAAGGATCTGGACAACATACAAAATACGCTTCAACTAGCAGAAATAACGCTAAAAAGCGTTATCGTGGTCAAGGACGATAAATACTATTGGTATAAACTACGGCAGCGATGGCTCTTAAGAAAATAGGAGGGAAAGAATTTACAAAATCCCGCTCGTTTAAAGACGTGGCGATCAATTTTGCACGAAATCCTTTCACTGATGACCTCTCTGCCGTTGTCAATGACAATTCAATCAAACAGGCAGTCAAAAATTTAATTATGACTGCTCCTGGAGAGAAACCATTTCAACCAGTTAAAGGTTCTAACGTAACTCAGTTACTTTTTGAACCTCTGGATGGTTTCACTGCAGATTCAATTAAGGATGAGATCATAAATACCATTAATCAGTATGAACCTAGGGTAAGACTCACAGAAGTGATTGTGACGCCGATTTACGAGGGAAATAAACTTAACGTCTCTGTTGAGTACCAAGTAGTTGGTTTGCCTATCGTGGAAACAATCGAATTTATCTTACAGAGACCCGAATAATGCAACCCAACAATTTAACAGCATTAGATTTTGAAGATGTAAAGTCTTCTATCAAGTCGTATCTGAGAACTCGCACTGAGTTTACCGATTACGACTTTGATGGTTCGTCTTTGTCGTATCTTATTGACATTTTAGCGTATAACACATATTACACAGCGTTCAATGCCAACATGGCACTGAATGAGACGTTTTTAACGTCAGCAACGGTAAGGGATAATATTGTTAATATTGCAAAACTCTTAAATTATGTCCCAAGATCGATTATATCGTCAAAAGCGTGCTTATATCTAGAATTACAAACTACACAAGTTAACGGAGAGTATCCTACTTCAGTTACCCTTAAGAAGGGTGCTGTTTGTACTGGTGGAAATTATATTTGGAATATTCTGAATGATAAAACTGCTTCTGTCGATCAAACTACTGGTAAAGTATTTTTTGACAACTTAATGGTATATGAAGGTAGTTTAGTGACCTTCTCATACGTTGTTAATACGTTTGCAAAACAAACTTATAAAATTCCTTCTGAAGATGCGGACATTAGCACCCTAACTGTAAAAGTTAGACCCAATGAATCTTCAACACAGTTTGATATTTACAATAGAGTAGAGACAGTTTCTACAATATCACCTACTAGTAGATCATATTTCCTTGCAGAAGGTGAGGATATGCGCTATGAGATTCGTTTTGGTGATGATAGTGTTGGTAGAAAACTTAGAGATGGGGAAGTTGTAGATCTTGAATATCTTGTTACTTCTGGTCCAGAGGCAAATAACAATGCTAGATTTTCTTTTACTGGCAGAATGATTGATAATTTTGATCAAGCATACACTCCAACCACTGTAAATGTCACTGTTAAAGATAAATCTCAACAGGGTGCCGCGGCCGAGAGCGTTGAATCTATCAAATATAATGCACCAAGATACTATTCTGCACAATATCGCGCTGTAACAGCACAAGATTACGCAATTATTACTAAAAATATTTACGATAACGCATCTTCTGTAGTTGCATATGGTGGTGATACGTTAAATCCGCCTATTTACGGAAAAGTATACATCGTAATTAAAACAAAATCAGGCACTACTCTAAACGATCAGACTAAAAAAGACATTGCATCAAATTTAAGATCTTATGCAATGGCATCTATTGATCCAATTATTGTCGATCCTGACGATATGTTTATCAATATTAAAGTGTTTGCATTGTATGATACTGGTGGCGGTTCTAATGCTACTGAGATTGAAGCAAACATTAATAGTGGTGTATTAGATTGGGGAACTCAAACAGGAATTAATAATTTCAATTCTACTTTTAGAGCACAGCAATTAGAGAAAGCAATTACACTTTCCAACAAAGCAATTAGTGATGTTTCCTTACAAGTAACAATTTTAAAGTATATTAAACCAAATACTAATCAAACTAACACATACTGCATTTCTATTGGTAATCCTCTTTACAATAGTGCTCCTAGTCTTGATGGATCGGATGGAAGTTGTAAAAAGGAACCTGTAGTTGTCTCTGGTACATTCAGAACTGCTGATAGACCTGGTGTTGATCAACAGTTTGAAGATGATGGATATGGTAACTTAAGAACTTTCTACAATACAGGTATTAGAAAGATCTACACCAATAATAAAGCAGGAACTATCAACTATGAAACAGGTCAGATTTGTTTCGGTCCTGTTAATGTAATCGGTGCAGGTAATAACTTGCCTCCAGCAGGTTCTACGACCATCAGTGACCCCTCAACTGGTGCTGGTGAGGTAACTGATCCTAATCTGCTTCCAACGGGTCTACAGATCCCTGTAGTGTTCATTCCAGCAAACAATTCGACTATTCCAGCAACAACTCCTGGAACAATTATTAATATCATTACTCCAAACATTTCAGTCAATCCTATTGGAACCTCTCCTCCACCAACAATCCCTCTAAATAGTTTGACACCAACGGATTTCAACCAAACGCCTACGCTTTTGGATATCCCAGATTTAACCAATTTAGGTTCACTCAGCGACTCTTCTTGCTTCTAAGATGAATATTAATAAGGTCTCCCAGTCTATCCCCTCTCAGTCTCCCGACTTTTTGAGGACGGAATATCCTCTGTTTAACAAGTTTATTGAGTATTATTATAGATCTCAAGAAAAAACGGGTTTAGGACAGAACATTATTAATAACTTCTTGTCATATCTTGATATTGACAAATTGGAAGTTGATATTCTTGATGGTGCCACCAAAATTGTAGAAGCAGTTGGTGATACTGATGATACGATCGTTGTTGAGTCTGTTGATAGTTTTTTATCGAATGATGGTAGTATCCTTATTGGTGATGAGGTAATTTACTATGAAAATACAACCTCTGCTCCTGCTATTTCTCTGAGTCCTGGTATTTCCTATGATCAGGTAAAATTAAAGTGGACTGACCTTGCTCAACTCATTAATGAGTATGATGGAACTACTGTTAGATTCCCTCTTACTTCTCAATCTACACCAATTCCTGCACCTTCTGCACAGCATTTAATTGTAGAGACCTATGGTAAGGTCTTAATTCCTAATCTTGATTATACAGTTGATGGTACTGATATTGTCTTCACAACTGCTCCTAGAACCAAGGAAACGGGTGATGATGTATCTGAAACCAGTATTTTCTATCTTGGTGGTTTCATTGATAGTAATATTCTTGCACTCGATAATATTTCAGGTTCTTTTGGTGAGGGCGTAACGGAATTTAAGATCACTCGTAATGGTGAATCTTATAGTCCTATTGTTGATGAATATGTTCTTGCGGTTTATGACAATAAACTGCTTATCCCTAGAGTAGACTATTTTATTGATGGTGATATTTTCATTTTTGAAGTTCCTCCTTTAAATGGTAGATTCCTGTCTCTGTATTCAATTGAGGCACCTATTCCTAGTTTTGGCGCGGGTGCTCTTGGATATGCCCGTGTTAATAACGATGGACAACTTTCTGACATCTCGATTAATAAAACTGGTGCGGCATACAGATATGAATATCCGCCTCAAGTCAGTATTCAGGGAGAAACTGGCGCAGGTGCATCCGCAACTGCTTTAGTTAACGGAATTAAAAACGCTGTACTTCTTGATGGTGGTAAGGGTTATAGTGATACCAACCCTCCAACTGTAGAAATTCAGTCACCTACTGCCGCAGGTTCTACACCTGCAACTCTAAAGGCAACTGTAACTAACGGTTCTGTTACTGATGTTGAGATCATTGGTTCGGGTAGTGGATATACTTTTAATCCTAGAATCACTTTCAAACAACCAGGTGGCGCTAAACTTGGTTCTGCAACTATTATTAGTGGATCATTAAGCGGAACTATTCCTGTCACAGATGGCGGTCAGGGGTATACAACTGCTCCTCTGGTATACATTGATGAACCTTTGGGTGCAGACGGCATTAGAGCGGCACTGAGAGCGAATATAACTGACGGAAAGGTTACTAGTATTACTATCTTAAATGCTGGACAAGGTTATACTTCTACACCTAGAGTTGCTATTATTGATCCAGTTGGCGCTCAAGTCTTAGAAACTTTGGTTGACGCTGATGGACGTGTTGTCAGTGTGGAACTATTAGATGGTGGTAGCGGATATGAGGATATTCCTTCCGTCTATATTGTTGATCCTGCAGGAAATGGAACAGGTGCAACCGCATCTGCTGCTATTTTTAATGGTAAGATTACTGATATTAACATCAGCAATTTTGGTTCTGGATATTCTTCTGCAAATCCTCCTACTGTTGTAATTCAAAGTCCCCCTCAAGCAAGAGCATCTGTTGAACCAGGTCTGAATGAAGTTACTGGTTTTAAAGTAAATAAAAGTGGTAAAGGGTATAAGAAAGCAGCATTTAATGGGTGCGCTAGAGCGGCAAGTGGAATCACTGGATATACTGAAAGTGGTAATGCAATTTTCTCTAATAATACTACTGCAGCAACAGCTTCCGTAGACTCTCAAGTAAAATGTCTTGATGCTCTCTTTGTTAAGAGACTTCTTGACAAATATACGGAACAATTCTTGCCAGATGTTCCTGAATTAGACTATACGAAGATTGACGTTCGTACAGCAATTAAGTCTGTAAAAGATTTTTACTCTACAAAAGGTACTTCTTACAGCGTTGCATACTTGTTTAAACTTCTTTATGGTGAAGAAGTCACTATTTCATATCCAAAAGATCAGATCACAAAACCTTCTGCGGCAACTTGGTCTATTGATACTATTTTGCGTGCAACTTTAGTTAGTGGTGATCCTAGAAATATTAAAGATGGTCTGTTAACACAGGAAGAAAGTATTGCTGATACTAATGTAAAAGCAGCAAGTGCTTTGATTGAAAATTATATTTCCATTAAAACATCCAATTTAGAAATTTTTGAATTAGTTCTTTCAGAAGAAACTATTCAAGGTGTATTTACAGTTCCTTATAAGACAAAATTAGCGGAACCTCTCGGCACAGATAACAGTATTATTACTGTTGACTCCACAATTGGTTGGCCAGAAAGAAACGGTGAATTTATTATTGGTGGAGCAGAAGTTGTTCAATATAAAGAAAAATCTCTTAACCAGTTTATTGAGTGTACTCGTTCTGTAAACGATGTTGTTGAAGATTGGGATTCTGCTACAGAAGTTACATCAAACTTAGTTGTATATGTCAACAAAGGAACTTCTCAAGAAGTAGTAATGAATATTGTTGGTATTGTTGATGCTCAACAAACAACTCTAACTGATACTGGTTCATATTACCTTGCTGGTGATAAACTGACTGTTTCCAAATTAGGTGGTACTTCAATTAAACCTGAATTGACTACTTGGTTGTATAATGTTAAAAAATTAGTTACAGTCACCAGTATTACCTATGGTGGTGTTAATAATCAATTTGCTACAGTTACATGTGAAAATCCTCATGGTCTTTTGGTTGGTGATCAAGTTACTGTCTACGGTGCAAATCCCATTCTTTATAATGGATCATTTTTAGTAACTTCTAGAGATAGTGCAACTGTATTCCAGTATCAATTACCACAACCTGCTGAAGTTACACCTCAGGGCAATATCCTTGTTTCAGTTGACCTTAACAAAGGTAAGTCTGAGAATACTGCCATTGCAAATAGTATTGGACCTTATACAACCAATATTCAAAACTCGTTCTTTAACGACAATTATGTTTATGTTGCGTCTACTGGTATTCCCAACTACAACATTGGTCCTTTTCCAGGTTCTGCATTGCTTCCTGGCAACCAGAGAAAACTGAACAGATTCCCTCTGCTTCCAAATACTATTTCGACAAAAGACTTGATTAATCCTGGTTCTATTGGAACTTGGGTTAATGGTGTATCAATTTGGTCTTACAAATCTACAGTTAAGAAAACTTTTGGACCTGTTACTAGTATTAGTATTGATAATGCTGGACAGGACTATGATGCTGCTTCACCACCAGTAATTACTATTGCTAATGGTGGTGGTAGTGGTGCATCTGCAAGTGTTGTTGTTGATGGATCTATTACTGAAATTGTAGTTGACGATGGTGGATCTGGATATACTTCTTCTCCTCTCGTTTCTATTGTTGGTGGAGGTGGTTCTGGTGCAGCAGCAACTGCTATTGTAACCAAAGGTGTAGTTTCTCGGGTCTTGATGAATTCTGGAGGAACTGGATATACATCTCAACCCTCTATCACTATTGTTGGTGGCGGCGGTACAGGTGCTACAGCAACTGCATCTGTTCGTGGTCCTATTAAATCTATTGGTGTTACTAGTGGTGGTGCATCTTACACATCTACTCCAGATGTTACTTTGAGTTCTGGTGCAGGTGCAGTTGCTCAAGCAATTGTTCAAAACGGTCGTATTATTTCGATCGCTATTATTTCTGCAGGTCAAGGTTATACCACTGCACCTGAAGTAACAATTCAAGGTGATGGTTTTGGTGCGGTTGCTCGTGCAACAATTGATACTGATGGTGAAAATGCTGGTAGAGTTACTGGAATTGAAATTTTAAACAGAGGTATTAATTATATTCAGGGAACTACTATTATTAACCTGAATTCTATTGGTCAAGATGCTAAATTCACAGCAAATGTTTTCCAGTGGACTTATAACTTACAAGAAACCACTACATTTGATACTGCAAAGGGTTCTGTATTTGCAGGTCTTAATAATCAGTATGGTGGTGAATATGCACACTTATCCAATCCTCAAAGATTAAGATATATTCTTGGCGATAATTTATTTGTAAATAATCTTTCTCAAATTAAAGAACAAGAGACTCAATTAGATCACTCACCTATTATTGGTTGGGCGTATGATGGTAATCCCATCTATGGTCCTTATGGTTATTCTGACCCAACTAATCAGTCTTCTTCTATTGCTAGATTGAATAGTTCTTACTCTCTGAAGACTGAATTAGTTTATGATGAAATTACTAATCCATATCCTAAGAGAACTGCTGGTCCTTCTTTAAATGATGAAATCGCTGGCAAATTTGTAGAAGACTATGAGTACATTTTTGGTTCTGGTGATTTAGATCAATATAATGGACGTTTCTGCAAAACTCCAGAGTTTGCTGAGGGCAGATATTGCTATTTTGTTACTGTTGACGCTACAGAAGATGGTAATCCTGTTTTCCCATATGTAATTGGACCAAGCTATAACTCGGTTGTTGATATATGGAATCTTGATGAAAATGCAATTCAGCAAAATATTCCATCTGGTGTTGTTAGATTTAGAGATCCTTATGAGAACGTAGATATTGATGTTGAACGTGCTCCTAATGCATCTACTAACGCTCTGACACTTGAAAATGGTGATGTTCTCCTTTTTGAAGTTGAGGATGAAAATCGCGATGGTATTATCAGTCAAGATGAAATTGATGATCCCGATCAAATTTTTGAGGAGTCTCCTTTACAACTCTTTGATTACTTCCCTTCAGTAAGACTTGACTCTAAGGTTGATATTGAAGTTGAAACGATCACTAAGTTTGAAGATGCTGCTGTAACTGGATTTACAATTGAAGATCCAGGAACAAGTTATCAGGTTGATGATATCATTATCTTTGATAATGCTGGAACTGATGGAACGGGTGTTTCTGCTAGAGTTTCTAAAGTTACTGGTGAGACAGTATCTTCATATACATTTGAAAACATTGAAGATACTTACTACGGTGTTTTATCAACTTCTTCACCTCACAATATTGTTACTGGAGATGAAATTTTTGTTGATTACACTCCTGTCATGGAGTCTACCAATAAACAGTTTGTAGTAAGACAATTAAAAGGTATTGAAGAAATTATCATCAATCAGACAGGTTCTGGTTATGATGATGAAATTCCCCCTACAATCAAAATTGATGGTGATGGTAACTCTGCTTCTTTACAAGCAGTTGTAAGTCAAGTCGGATCGATTGAACAAGTTAACATTGTAAATTCTGGTTCTTCATATACTAAAGATCCCAGAGTTATTATTAGTCATCCTCAAATCTTTAAAAAAGCAGATTATTATGTTTCTCTGCTTTCAAATCAAAATTATGTAAAAATTAATGATTCTTATATCAATAGTGATAAAGAACTGTATGTTTGTGGTAAAACTCTCGATGCAAACAACAATGAAGTTGCATTTGTTGCTAAATTCTCCGAACTTGGTATTAAAGAGTGGGAAAAGAGTTTAGAAAGTCAAGTTGGTGAAACATACACAGAATTCATCCGTATGGATGTTAGAGGAGATGCTATTTGGTTAGTTGGTGAGAATAAACCCAATGCATCGATTCTTGCGGTGTACAACCCAGATGTTTTCCTTGCAAAATATACTCAATCAGAAGATGGTCTTAGTGCAACTTTAGATTTCCAAAAAGGATATGCGGGTATTTCTGGTTCTACTAGAGCAGACTATGTAACTTCTATTAAGGCATATTCTGATTCTCGTTTCATTATTGGTGGTTACACTAATACCAACTCTTCAAATCCTTTTGATGCTTTTATCGCTAGTATTGATAGCACTGGTGGTTTTGCAGCTAAGAGGAAGATTGCAACTGCATCTGGATCTGAAAAACTTACTGATTTAGTTGTTCTTGGTGATTCTGTATACTTCATCATGGAAGTTGCGGATAATTCTAGTGCTACCGATATTAAAATTTCTCTGGGTAAAGCAACTATTGGTACTTCTATTATTACAGTTGATTGGACTAAAGAAATTGGTAATAGCATTTATTCATTCTTAGATACTAGTCTGGTTGTAGATGAATTCAACGAATTATATGTCGTTTCTACCACTAGACTTAAATCTAATAATACAACTAAAGATGGTTTCTGGGTTGGTAAGTTTGATACCGATGGTTCTTTAATTTGGAATTATCGTTATGCAGCACCTACTGGAAATAGTATTCAGATGGTGAATAGAAGTGTAATTGATATCTTTGGTGAACTAAATGTTGCATATAGTAGAACTGACGATACTACTGGTTATAAGACTGTAGATACTGTTAAAATTGATTATGATGGCAAGATGGTTAAGCAAACCAACAATGCCTTTACTATTAACAATATCGAAGGTTTGAGTGTAAATGCTCTTGCAGTTGATAACTCTGGTGATGTTTATCCTATGGGTCAGACATCTTGGAATAGAAATGAGTTTATCTTCCCATTTAGTTCTGGCGAAACTACTGATATTACTGCACATTACACACCTACTTTCTTAAGCACTGGTGAATCTGTAAGATTCTTAGCAGAATCTGCTCTTATTCAGGGTTATCAAACCGCATCTCCTTCATCTTGGGAAAATGCTGCAATCAAGATGCCCGCAGCACAATTAGGAACAAAACTTGCTGGTGATTGGACTTGTGAGTTCATGGTCTATAAGAATGGATCTGAATACAATACTTTCAGTCAGACACAAGTAACCCTGATGGCAATCGGTGATGCCACAGTCACTACTGGTGGTCTCTGGTTGTATTATGATTTAAGTAGTGGAAGACTTGAACTTGTAGTTACTAATAATGTAACTGCTTTGAACTCTGCAGGTTCGGCACTTCAGTCTACTCAGACAACAATGTTTGCTGATAACACTTGGCAGTTTATTGGTCTGAAGAAAGAAGGTGATGTCTTTACTGGATATGTAAATGGTATCCAAGTCTTTACTGGAACCATTACAAATACTTCTCTTGGTTCTAAAGATCTGTTCTTTGGTAATATTCCTGGTAGAAGCGGTACATTGGGACAGTTCCGTTCAAATGAACAGTTCCAAGGTTATCTCGACAATATCCGTCTCAAGAATAGAGCAATCACCCCTACTGCTCCTAGTGATGCTGGTGCTCTACCTACTTCTGGAGGATTTGGTCTTAATATTACTTGGAATGATACTGCATTCTTTACAAATTATCTCAGTCGTTATGATTATATTGATTACATTGGTTGGGTCCTTAAAACTGATAAGAATTCTGATTCCACCCGTCTTGGTTCCAAAACTGGAAATACGAATACCAATGTAGCATTTACTAGAACTGCTGTAACTCCTGTAACTGGAGTAGGTCTCACTGTAACTAATATTGGTCTTGCTTTGGGTGAGTCAGGATTACAGAATCTGGATTATGACGATGCTACAATCAACATGTTCCAAGATAGTGAGTCTATTACTCAGACCACAGATATTTGGAGTTCCAGAACTGCAACTGTACCTTCACCTGGATCGCAAAAACTTTCTGTTACTGCGAGTGTTAAGGACAGATATTATATGAAGGTTACGAACACTATCAAAATTGATAATGTTCAAGAACTTACCATTAACCAGAGCTTCAATTTTAAAGTTGGTTCAAAATTAAAACTTTCTACTGCCGCTGGTGCATTTGTAAACAGTGGTTATATTTTAAGCACAGATACAGTTAATAATAAAGTATTTGTCGCGGTTAATAATAATGCTTGGTCCAATGATTTGAACACTGGTAGACTTTCGACCGAACAGTTCAGTGAAGCAAGCACTTATGGTATTGTTGGTCCCATTCCAACTGATATTAATGAAATTAAGGATTATACCTTT